GGTGGAGGAACAGTCACGCTCACGAAGTCTCTCTCCTCACAGGGCATTGTGACGGTTCTCAACCCCGCTGCCTATCCAACAGCAGCTGTCGTGCGTCTGACTTTGTCCTTCACCGTGTCGACTACCGTGCGCCGCTTCGGTCCACTGCTCATCGAGGTTCTTGCACCGTGACCGTCAATGTCGACCTATCAGGCTTTGACGACGCGGAGAAGCGTTTTCGCATGCTATCTGTTTTTCTGCAAAAGGCAGTAAGTGCTGCTTTTACTGGCATGATCGCACTGATGACTGGCCCTAAGTCAGGACGAAGATACAAAGTCGGCAGAACGATTTATCAAGCATCTGCGCCAGGAGAAGCACCAGCTGTTCGCACGACATTCCTTCGGACACACATCACTATCGGCAAAGTAAACGACTACGAGTACATCATCAGTATCGCGGCGCCTTATGGCAAGATCTTGGAGTTTCAGAAAAACAGACCGTTCGCGATACCAGCATCCGAAAAGGCATGGGCGGTGTTTACTGGCGTGGTGAGAAAGTACTTCAATGGTTGAATCCTTAGTCGTGGATGAGTGGATCTATGACACACTCACAGCTGATGCAACGCTTCAGGGACTGCTGGCGGTAGACAACCGATCGCCTTCGTACCAGCAAGGTATCTATTTGTACCTCGCTCCGGAAAAGGACCCGATCAGTCTGCGACAGCCACAGGTTCCCTACATCGTTGTACGTCACACTGACAATGGCCAGGACGACACAACGGCCATGTGTGGCGGTCGAATCCTCACCAGTTCCGTGCACCAGGTGTGGTGCTGGGACACACAGAGTGGTGCAGTCTCGATGGCGCGCATCAAGGGCATCGTGGACCGAATCGATACACTACTTAACAAGCAAAGTGTAAACAGCACGACGCCTGTATTCTTTTTGAATCGTGCATCGGTATCATCATCGGTCGACGTGTCGCAGGATGGTCGCGTCGATAATGGCATATCACAACTCTACATCGCCACAATAACTCCAGAGGTATAACCAACATAGCCCGTCCGCTACTCGCTAAAGACGTCACACTGACCGTCACTTTCACCGCTGCCGCTTTGACCGGCGACACGATTGCACTTCCAACCACGACTGCGACTTCGGTCCAGTGTCTGGCTAAGAGCTTCAGCGCAACTATCACACAGAACATGGTTAATGCGACAGCATTATGCGCGGTCTATGAGGCGTCCCTACCAACAACACAGGCCGGTACACTTTCCATCGAACTGTATATCGACAACACCACTGGTCCACTGTTTGCGTCAAAACTCGGTTTCGGTTGTGAGATTGATGTCGACCTTGATGGTGCAGCTGCCGTTGCTGGCAACGTGGTTAAGTATTTTGGTATGGTTACTGAAGCAGGTTTCTCACTGACACCTGAAGAAACAGACACTGAGACCGCGACCATCAAGCTTGGCGTGTCCGGAATCACTGGCCTATACGGAGCATAACTTTGAGTTCAATTTTTGACGACATTCCCAAACTAGAAGGCAGGCCGAACTATTCGGTCGACATCGAGCGCTTCATCGGAGCGCCAGGCTGTTTCACATTTCGTGAACCGAAGGCATCCGACCTGTTCCCTCGGCCTGAAGTGCAGAAGCAGTTAAAGATTGCATACCCTGAGTTTCCAGATCAGATGCTCCAGATCCTGATGATCATGGCGCGGTGTTATGTGATTCAGCCTGGTGATGGTGAAATCAATCCCGGACGCCGCTTTGCACAGTTGGCTCGTGATCGCTCCGACATCTACCTCTATGTTGTCGCGGAGTTCGCCAAAGCGTTTCCGATTGACTTTGCAGCGGCGGTAGACGAAGTCCCAAACGACTAAACGGGGTGGCGCAATCGATACTGTACACAAGTGTGCGGCATTTGAAGCGTCATCCCCGTGAGACCGATTTGAGCCTGGACGAGCTGGCCGAAGTAGCATGGGCTGCTGAGGTCTGGGACAATCAGCTAGTGGAGATCGTCAAGGCCGTGATGTCGGTAATATCGAAAAGGACCTTCTAATGGCGCTTGGCATTTTTGACATAATCTTTAAGGTCTCTGGCGCGAATGATGCGGTCCAGTCACTGAAGGGCATCAAGACTGAAGCAAAGTCAACAGCTGATTCCTTAGACCATACAAAAGCATCGGCTCAAAGCTTTGGCGACTCGCTATCCAAACTGGCCGGTCTTGGCGCTGCACTCGGTGCCATGGGTGGCCTGATCGCCTTCGGTAAGTCTGCACTCGCTGCAAGCGGAGACGCTCAGGAGTTGGCGGTAAGACTTGAAGTCGTCACCGGATCCGCAGCCGAAGCGGCGAAGGTTATGCAAAAGGTCCGTGACGTCGCCGGTCCATCACCATTCACCACCAAGCAGCTCGCGAACGCCGCTGTCGGTTTGCAGGCAATGGGTATCAGCGCGACGAAGGCACTCCCGAAACTCGCTGATCTGGGCGCCGCATTCGGTGCCGATGAAGAACACCTCAAGTCCCTGGTCAACATGATGGGCAAGCTCAATCAAGGCATCATGCCAGACAGTGAAACTCTCTCCATGTTCGGACTAGGCAAAAAAGATTTTGCTGGCGAGGGAATCACTTTCGATAAAAACGGAACACTGCTATCGAGTGCGAGCCAAACGCTCGACGCCTTGTTCCGCATTATTGATAAAAAGTACGGCGGCATGACCGAGCGAATGGCTAAGAATACAAACTCTCAGCTTGCAACCATTGTCGACAGTTTCGAGAAAATGAACGAAAAGATCGGCAATATCTTTGGTGCAGGACTATCCCTTGTGACTCCACATATCATCAAGGGCCTTGAACAAATTACAAAGTTCTTTGATTCTGTTACGCAAAGAGGATCCGCTGCTCAATACATTCTTATGGGTCTCGCGGCTTCAATGGCTGCCATCACAGCAATAAAGGTTGTCGATGGCATCATCATGTTGACCAAGGTCATGAGAGGCCTCGCAAACTCACTCAAGGCAATCGCCGCAGGTGAGGCATTTATTCAGGCGCTCGCCGGTCCCGCTGGCATTGCAAAGGTCGTTGCTGGAACTGTGGCTGCTGGTGCTGCCATCTATGGCATGAGTCGAATCTACGATGAGATGGAGAAAAGCTCCGAGAAAACTGGTGGCGCAGGTCCAGCCTTAACACCTCCGACCACGACAGACATCGGCAAAGCAGCAGGAGAAGCTGCGAAGGTTGGAGGCGCTACAGAGAACAAGAGCGGCGGCCTCATCAATACGATGGTGGACATCGCCGCATATGCGGCCAGGATGCAGGCAGCATTTGTGGACATGGCGAAGTCGATGGAAGGACACCTGTTCGAGATCGCGAAGAACACTGGCTCCACTCGAGATCTGCTCGATCTTAGAAAACAGACATTCGGTGGCGGGCGCCTTGGAGCGATCGGTGTGACAGCTGCGGAACTCAACGCAGGGAACAACCCGACGAACACTGGTGGCGTCGGCATCATCCCGCAGACACTCATCCCGGCTTCAACGGATCTCGAGCGCGCCATGCGGAAGATGATGATTCAGCAAGGGCGACAGAACCTGGTCACTGAAATGAGACGAATCTAGATGGCTACTAACTGGCCGATAAAGGTCGAGGTCGACTGTCCTGAGCCACGTCCTGGCTTAGGGCGTGTGTGTGTTGGTGCCGACGGAACTTCGTGGGACCGTGCCAACAGCACCGGTTGGTTTGACTCCGTAACAAACACCGCCATGCCTGCACCTCTCCCTGTCACTGAAGCATGGTCCAGCACTTACAGCGGACTTTATGCGCGTGTGCCACGAAGCGCCTACACGCTCGTTACAGGCAGTGTATGGAAACAGATGGAGATCAATGCCGCTGGCGATTATTACTTGACAGCGACGACACTCGGCACGGCGAATGCGGAGTATGTCAAAACAACTGCGAGTTATGTCGCCAATCAGGGCTGGTACATTTCCGCCTACGTCCCGAACTGGGTCGACAAATCCTCACTGCCATTCCTTCGAGTGCAGTGGGGATACGGATCCGCATCGACAGTCGAGCTCGTGTTTCGTGGTGACGGCTCATGTATCGTCTACAAGGACGGCATACAAAAGGGTGTCTATGACCAAAGCGACACGAATAAAAATCCTGGTCGAGCTGTAACCACGGCCAGTGCTGTCGGTCAGCGTCAGGTCAGCCTGATGATCATCCCGCTCAAGCGTCGCGAGATGTTGGTAACTTCCACATTTGGCGCTAACTTTTGTCATACCTTCGAGGACCTGAATGACACCGAGGGAAACACCATCCTGCCGTCTGGAAGTTTTGCTTTCAAGGTGCCATATGGTCGACCGACGGTCCAGATCGCACCTGTCGCGTACGAGACGACTGGAATCTTTTACTCCAAAAACATCACGCTCCGATATCCGCCTCCGGTTGGTGCGACCTTCGTACCGCAGCTGTGGGGTGATACTGTTGGCACATCCGCAGGGACGGTCACTACAGCCGTGGCGGTCATGGACCAGTTCAGCCCGTACACGCCTGATGGCGTCATCGTCAATCTACGCATCAAGGTCACTATCACCACTCCGAGTCCATACACGCAGACCTACGGTGTCTCGGCAGCGATGGCAAGCAGCACACCAGCAGCGACATCAACTTATAATGGGCCAGTCGACATCACAAATTACATCGATGAGCTGACGCTAAGTGTTGATGAGACTTCGCGCACGACGCTTAAGATGAGCGCCAGGCGTCAGAAGCTCCTCGATGCTGGCGTGGCACAGCCGCAGATCACAGGCGACCGTCCTATCCGTGTGGCGATATCTGACAGCGCATCACCGACACCTGTCTACACTGACATCTTTCGAGGCACACTGGCGCCTCCGCAGATTCAGTATGAGCAGGGTGATACGAGTCTAAAGTTCTCGACGCTTCAGTTTGAAGGTATGGACCGATCGCGCGACTTTGAGCTGTATTACTACCAGGACGGTATCCTCTACGACGGCTACACCGCAGAGTCAGCCATCGGTGACATGATGACCATGGCGGGTTATCCTCCCGCCACTTACCTTCTGTATAACGATGCGACAGGCATCAACATATCGCGCAGTCCAGACATCGCTCGCGGATATTCTAACTTTGTGCCTCAGCGTGGCGACACCACTGCCTCGATGATTGGCAAGCTGAAGACTGACTATGCTGCGACCTTCATCACTGGATGGTC